GAGACTTAATGAAAATACAAGTTGTTAGAACACAGTTTGGCATTGACGCTACCAATGGAATGATGTTCATTGACGGTAAGTTTGAATGCTATACACTAGAAGACCAGTACCAAGCAGTAAAAGTAATGCACGAAACCTGCATACCAGAAGGTACTTATCAAATTAAATTCAGAAAAGTTGGTGGATTTCACACTAAATACAGCGCACGTTATAAGAATGCACACTACGGTATGCTTGAATTACAAGATGTACCCGACTTTAAATACATTCTAATCCATTCAGGCAACACCGATGAGCATACTTCGGGTTGTATATTGACAGGAAATACTCAACAAGATCTTGACTTAGGTAAAGACGGTATGATCGGTCAGTCGCGTAATGCTTACGAACGTATGTATAGAAAAGTATCTGCAGTATTACTACAAGGTAAACCAGTAGAGTTAGAGGTCAGTAAGATCAATCTTGATGGTGCGACTGAGACTGAACAAAGTTCTGATAAGCAAATGTTACATGCGATTCATGAAAAAGTGACACGCATTGACAGTAAACTTAGAGGAAAACCTATTATATAGATTGGAGTAATATGAGTGACGAACTAAAGCAACTTGTTGAAAAAGTTGTATGGACATTCATCGAAGCATTCGGTTCTGCTTTGTTGGTTGGACCTGCAATAGACCTTGAAATTACAACACTTGAAGCTGCAGCAATTGCAGGTGGCGGTGCGGTAATAGTAGTGTTAAAAGAGTATGCAAAAAAACAACTCGCAGGTAAGTAAACTTACCGAAACCCAACAGGACGTAGCACACAATAATATAAAGGAGGGTGTTGCGCACCCTAAAGGGTGGGAACCAGGAGTAAAGTTTGATTATAAAACTAAGACTGGAACCATCACATCAAGAGCTACAAGTAGTTCTACTCCAGAGTTTGATGAACTCTTACTAGAATGGGGATTTGATCCTAAAAAATATGCAATAGTTAATGACACATTGCGTGTAAGTACATGGGATATGAATGTCGGTAAGGGAGAAATACATCAGGCATGGGCATACAAAGCACAGATAGTTGCAACAGAAGCAACAATAGATAAAGAAGACTACACCCGTATAGAAAAATGGATACAGTCTTACAAGCGTAAAGCTAAACCTAAAGTAAAGAAAACTAAAGCTAGCTTTTTTGTTGCAGTTGCAGACTTGCAGTTAGGCAAAAGAGATGGCGGAGGTACTGAACTTATAGTTGAGCGGTTCTTAGAAAAGATAGATCTTGTACGTGATAGATACAACTTCTTACGTAAAGCAGGAGTAGAGATGGATCAACTTACTGTTGTAGGATTAGGGGATATCGTCGAAGGGTGCGTAGGATTTTACCCACAAGCAATGGGACCTAATGGCGTAGAGCTAGACTATAGAAATCAAATGAAGTTAGCTAGAAGACTTATTGCTAAAGCATTAGTTGAATGGTCTAAAGACTTTGATGTGGTAGTAGTAGGTGCAGTTCCTGGAAATCATGGAGAAAAACGTACTGATAAAGGTGTAGCACCAACAGGTGGTATGGACAACTATGACATAGAAGTCTTTGAACAAATAGGAGAAATCTTTGCTGACAAACCACAATACGACCATATAAAGTTTGTCATACCTGATGAACCTCACTTATCGCTAAACGTATGTGGAACGAACATGAGCTTTACTCATGGACATCTTACGGGTTTCGGCGGGACAGTAGAGACAAAGGTTATGAACTGGTGGAAGAACCAAACGTTTGGTGGGTTTCATTCAGGATCATCGTCTATATTAGTGACAGGACATTACCATCATTTTAGACAAGTGCATGATCCACGCACATGGATACAAGTACCTAGCTTAGATGAGAGTACTTACTTTGAACAGCAAGCAGGTAAGAAGACTAGACAAGGCGTAGTGACTATGGTTGTCAATAAGAATGGTCATAATAATTTAGAGATAGTATAAAAAAACGGGAGATAAAACTCCCGCTTTTTACATCTCATAGAATATGGCAGTATTAAATAAGATACTCCAATATAACTCAGATCAAATTAAAAGCAAGTAAAAAAAAGACCACCCTCGCAGGAGTGGTCTCTTTTAATTGGGAAGGAGACAACATCGAAGTGTTATCTACTAGACCAATATACCGTGTGCTATAATTAATGTCAACTTATATTTCATTGACATGGGGTTTCCTCCTTTACCCTTGTCCTTGACGGCAAACCTTTTAATTCATTTTTGGGTTTGTCGTTGCTAAATAAGAAATTTTCTATTATCCTGTAATTATGTACTACAATTATAATGGGAGGTATAATGACTGATATACTGACAAGTGATGACTTTATGTTATCCGAACTTAAACAGTCAGTTGCAAAAACTGGCAAAGGTTTTATCGTTGCAAGAAATGGTAAACCTGTATATATAGATAGTACGGTACAGCTACAAAAGTATCTGAAAGCTAACGATCTATACATATACGAGTTTGAGAATTGGAATAATGTTATTCACTATGTGTTTGTACGCGGCGAACGCGGAGGAGACTAAGACGTGCCAAACATTTTTACAGAAAAGAAGGAAATGAAGAAGTGGGCTATCGCTATGGCTAACGCATGCGGTGGTCAAGAAGTATCATGGACATCACTTAAACTTAACACTCACAATCCACTTAAAGTTAACCAACTAGCTACACAATTTGTAGAAGATTATAATGAACAGATGTTACAAGCTATCAAGTTGGCTAATGGAGAGATAGAATTAAAAGATGTAGATAAAGTAGGCGAAGAAGAATAGTGTCACACACTCCTCCTACAATAAACTTACTAGAACACAACTTAAAGAAGATAGATATGGCAAAATTAAATCCTGAACGCAGGCAAGTAAAACTGTTGTTTACAGATACAAGTAAGCGTGAGTATAAAGTTACTGCTAAAACTATTACAGAAGCAGAAGAAGTTTTTGATCTAATATATAACACTATGGAACAAAGTGTCACAAATATATTAAAAAAATATAATGTTGGCAAACAAACAAAAGTATGGGTAGAATATACTACTGAAGAAATAACCGAACTAATAGAGGAGTAACCGATGGGTTGGCAAGACGAATACGATCAAGTAGAAGATAGACTAGCAAAGTTTTGGGAGAACAATCCCAATGGTAGAGTGTATACAGAACACCTATCTATATCAGATGACCATCAAAGTATTGTGGTTAGAGCAATGATTTATAAAGATGTAGAAGACATAAATCCTGTAGCAACAGGTATTGCACAAGACCAACAAGGTCCTAAAGGTGCTAATCAAACATCATGGATTGAAAATGCAGAGACATCTGCAATAGGACGTGGGCTTGCAAACTGGTTCGGCTATACAGCAAAAGCAAGACCATCAGTCACAGAAATGCAGAAGGTGGAGAACTTGAAGGGTAATGCGGGACAACCATCTACCCAACAAGTTACCAAGAGTGTAGCTAAAACTAGCAATAGCAATAGCTATACTCCTCCACAATCTGTACAGAAAAAGACACAGGGTGCAGTTACTGACTTAGAAAATAAATCTACAGAGGAAGCACTTGAAGCACTAGGTGTAGAGGTACAAGAAAAGAAATTTGTTACACAGGGTTCAGTTGTACCACAATGTTTGTCATGTAAGAGTGAGCTATGGGACAACAGAGAAGATAAATTAAGCGGTAAAATTAAAGAGACTTATCCTGATTGGAAGTGTAAGAACAGAGAATGTGATAATGGCAACCCACGTATCTATTACATGGAAAGTTTTAACGCAGAAAAACAAGCACCTGAAGAATGGTTTATGCCAAAAGTTGCAGTTGCTAAAGATATAGATGATGTAGAAGAAGGAGAGATACCTTTCTAATGCAGGTCATAATTAAATTAACAGATAGCGGAGAGTTTGTAGACGTTGATTTAAAAAAAGTACCTAAAGGTTTAAAGGTCGAAGTCAAGGAGGAGATAGCAGATGACGAAGTTTGGTACGAAGAAGAATAATCCATTCGATGGTAAAGGTTACAAAGTAGGTAGCAAAGAGTTTCAAGACATGGTTATGGGTGTCATGCTAAACAAACACTTAGATCCTGATGAAGACTTTGATCTTAAAGAATGACTTACAAACCTCTGCCTGACTATCTAACAATACAACCTAGCAAGATACAAGGTCTAGGACTGTTTACACTAGCCGATATAGATAAAGGTGTGAACATAGGTATAACACACATAGAAGATTACATTACTAAAAAATTAGACAGGACACCTCTTGGTGGTTTTATAAATCACAGCGAGACACCAAATCTAAAACGAGTAGAAGTCCAAAGATATCATTACATCTATGCAATCGTTGACATACCTATGGGTAGTGAGCTAACCTTAAAGTATGAATGGTATAAACCAGGAGGAGATAACAATGACAATGAGAGATGATATATTACAACTGCTTAATGACCACGAGTGGCATTGTGCTACAGAACTAATTGAGTTTGGTTGGTCAGCACGTAATAGAATATCAGAGATACGCCAAGACCATGGAGAAGATTACATACTAGGAGATAAATGTACCATGCACACACATAAAGGTGGTGTCAGTATGTATAAACTTAATGACCAAAAGAAAAAAGAACAGCTATTGGCTAG